AAGAAATGAATAAAAAATTAGAAATTGATCAAGCGAAATTAGTTCAAAATAGAGATATTACGGATGATAAGCTTGAACAAGAAGAAGAATTAGCAGAATTAAGAGCTGATACTTCAATTGAGAAGCAAGAAAAGGCAAATGAAAACAGATTGACACTTGCAAAAATGAAACCTAAAACAAATGGAAGCTCTAGATAGTGACAAACACTAAAAAAAGAGTTATAATAAATAAAAAAAGGAGCACATAATGGCGTGGAATTATAAAAAAAGTAAGCCTGTTAAGATAGAAGAATCTAAAGTTATAACTGATCCTAGATCAGAAAATAGTTATAGAGGAAAATCTAGATTAGCAGTTGGAAACAAACAACCTGTTTCTGGCTCAGGCGCTGCTAGACGACAAAAAGACGTAACCTGGGTTTAATATGTGGTTTGGTGCTATAAAATTAGCTCTTAACGCTGGAACTCACATTTACAAAAAGCGTCAAGAGACAAAGATGGCTATGGCGGATGCACAACATATGCATGCACGAAAGATGGCCAGCGGCGAGGAAACTTACCAGGGCAAACTTTTAGAGGCCCGGCAAAACGACTACAAGGACGAAATTGTCCTTTGCATTCTCACACTGCCCATAATAATTTTGGCCTGGGGGGTCTGGTCAGACGATCCGGCGGCCATGGAAAAGATAAAAATGTTCTTTGAACATTTTGCGGCACTGCCGTCATGGTTTACAAATTTATGGATTTTAGTTTGCGCCAGCATATTTGGTATAAAGGGCACACAAATATTTAGAGGAGGAAAAAAATGACCTTAAGAGATAAATTTGCAGCCATTAAAAGTATTAAGCCTAAATTAGGTTTAAAAGATAAAATGGAGTATTTAAAAAAATTAAAAAACAAACATCTTAACAAAAGAAAAAAATAATGGTAAACCCACGATATAGACCCTTTAATGGGAATTCAAGAAAGCCTCTTGGAAGTAAATCTAAAACTATTCATCCCAAAGATTTTGATAAGTTTAAAGTAGAAGTTGTATATCCTACAGAAGAAGAGTACATAGGTTCACACATTAAAAGTGATTTAGCGGGTGTACCTGTTTCAAATGAAAGCTACGAAAAATATTATAAAGATTTAATTTAATGGATTTAGAAAACGTAATTTATAAATTACAAAGAGCGTTAGACAAAAAAATAGAATCACTTGCAATCTCGGTAACGTCCGGAGGGGTTGACAGTATGGAAACATACAAGTATATAATAGGACAAATAAATGCCCTCGAGGCAACTAAACAGGAAATCTCTAACCTGCTTAATGATAAGGAGCAAAATGAAGGAACAGTCGTCGATATCAACAGCAAAAATTCACTTACCAAATAAGGAATTAGTTGGATTAAAAAAATCAGAACCAAAAAAAGAAGTCACAACAGAAAAAACAAAATTACCCAAACCTACTGGTTGGAGAATGCTAGTTTTACCATTTAGAATGGATGAAAAAACTAAAGGCGGAATTCTACTAGGAGATCAAACTATAGATCGACAACAAGTGGCATCGCAATGCGGAAATGTAATTGCAATGGGAGATGCTTGTTATAAGGATAAAGAGAGATATCCAAACGGTCCGTGGTGCGCGGTTGGTGATTGGGTGGTCTTTGCGCGTTATGCAGGATCACGAATAGAAATTGAAGGTGGAGAAGTTCGTCTTTTAAACGAAGATGAAATACTAGCAACGGTACAGGATCCAACGGATATCCTGCACAAATATTAACATAGGAAGGAACTATGCCAGAAGAAAATAAAATAAAGAAAGAAGATCCAAAGGTAGATTTAGATACTTCAGGACCTGAAGTAGATGTAGTTGTTCCAGAGGAAAAAACGGAAGAAGTAAAAGAACAAGTAATAGAAACCAAGGACGAAGAAACAGTAAAAGAAGTTAAAGAAGAAGTTAAAGAAGAAGTTAAAGAAGAAGAAGTAAAAGAAGATGATTCTAAGTTAGAGGAATACAGTAAAGGTGTTCAATCACGTATTGCTAAACTCACAAGAAAAATGAGAGAAGCAGAACGTAGAGAAGGCGCTGCTGTTGAATATGCTCAAGCTTTAGAATCTCAAAGAAAAGAAGATCAGTCTCGATTTAAAAAGATGGACACTGATTATTGGTCTAGATTTGAGAAAAATGTAAAAACAGGAATGGAGTCTGCTCAAAAAGAATTAGCAGGCGCTATTGAATCTGGAGATGCAGCAGCTCAAGTTGAAGCTAATAAACGGATTGCAACATTAGCCTTTGATAATGCTGAATTAGAGCAAGCCAAAGCAAATAAACCAGTTGAACAGGAACCTGTACAACTATCAGACGGTGGAAGATTACCACAGCAAACTCCGCAAAGTTTACCGGAACCTGATCCTCAAGCTGAAGCTTGGGCTAGTAAAAACACATGGTTTGGCAAAGATCGAGCCATGACCTTTACTGCTTTTGAAATTCACAAGGATCTTGTAAATGAAGGATTTGATCCTAAATCGGATGACTATTATTCTGAAGTTAATAAAAGAATAAAAGTTGACTTTCCTCATAAATTTGCTAAAGGTGGTGATGTAGAGCAAACGTCCAAGACCAATCAGTTGGTTGCTTCAGCTCAGAGAAGCGTAAGACCTGGACGCACAACTGTGAGACTCACATCTTCACAGGTAGCAATAGCTAAAAAATTAGGTGTGCCACTCGAAGAATATGCAAAACAAATAAAACTCACGGAAGGAGCATAGCATATGAAAAAAGACGAAAAAAAAGTAACTTCTCGTGCGAGCCAAACACGGTCAAATACTGAAAGACCAAAAGTGTGGGCTCCTCCATCTTCTCTAGATGCACCCCCTGCACCTGATGGATTCAGGCACAGATGGATACGGGCAGAGAGTTTAGGATTTCAAGATTCTAAAAATATCTCTGGAAGATTAAGATCCGGTTATGAATTGGTGAGAGCCGATGAATATAAAGAACAAGATTATCCTGTAGTCACTGAAGGAAAATACAAGGGGATTATCGGGGTTGGTGGCCTTGTACTCGCAAGGGTACCCGAAGAAATTGCGAAGCAAAGAACTGAATATTATGCTAAACAAGCAGAAGGTCAGAACGAAGCGGTTGAAAACGATTTAATGAGGGAAGAGCATAAGAGTATGCCTATTGACGTAAGCAGGCAGTCTCGCGTAACCTTCGGTGGTACAAAGAAATAATATTTCTTAAACTATCGATTTAAATCAACCCGTTTACATTTATGTAAACATTAAGGAGTAATAACATGGCTAATAGAAACTCAGCCGGTTTTGGGTTCAGACCAAATGGAACGCTAGGTAATACACCTGCGACTCAAGGTCTATCTCAGTACTGGATTGCTTCCGCAGCATCAGTTGATCTTTTTAACGGAATGGCGATGAAATCGTCAGCAGGTTATATGATTACTGGTGAAAGTGCAACTACAGTTACGACTATAGGTGTATTGTTCGGAATCTACTATACAGCAGCTTCTACTAATAAACCCACATGGGCTCATTGGTACGACGCAACAATTACTCCAGCAAACAGTGAAGACACACAAGCGTTTGTTAATGATTATCCTTTCCAGAAGTATACTATAGCTTCAGATGCAGCAGTAGCAGCTAATGTTCCTGCAGCTCACGTGAAGTTTATGGAAACTTTCTCCGTGTATGCAAATACAGGTGGAAGTACTTCAACAGGTAAATCGTCAACAACTCTTGACATCGGCGCAACGCATGCAACAACACACTCTTGGAGATTATTAAGAAGTGCTGAGGAAGTTGAAAACAACGACCTTACAGCAGCTTATTGTTCTCTAGAAGTTGTTTCTAACTTGTCCGAATTTGTCGGAACTGGAACATAATAGGAGCATAATAACATGGCTATATCACGAGCACAGCTAGTGAAAGAACTAGAACCAGGTTTGAATGCACTATTCGGCCTGGAGTACAAACAGTATGAAAATCAGCACGCTGAAATTTATACAACAGAATCATCAGACAGAGCTTTTGAAGAAGAAGTAATGTTAAGTGGTTTTGCAAACGCAAACGTTAAAGTGGAGGGATCTGGTATTTCTTACGATGAAGCACAAGAAACTTACACTGCACGTTACACACACGACACTATTGCTTTAGCATTCTCAATAACTGAAGAAGCTATTGAGGACAATTTGTATGACAGACTAGCGTCTAGATATACAAAAGCTTTAGCAAGATCTATGTCTAATGCGAAACAAGTAAAAGCAGTAACACCTTTGATTCAAGGTCTTCCTTCAACGGATAATTTTGATTCTGGTGATGCTGTATCTTTGTTCACAACTAATCACCCAACGGTTAGTGGAACAGTAGTTAAAAATACTTTAACAACGCAAGCAGACTTAAACGAAACATCTTTAGAGCAAGCATTGATTGACATTGCTGGCATGACGGATGAACGTGGAATAAGAGTCGCAGCAAGAGGAATGAAAATGGTCATTCCTTCAGCTAATCAGTTCAATGCTGAGAGATTGATGAAATCTCCAGGCAGAACTGGAACAGCAGATAATGATATCAACGCTGTAGCATCAATGGGAATGGTTCCTCAAGGTTATAGAGTGAACAATTTCTTAACTGATACTGATAGTTGGTACGTCATTACTGATGTCCCTAATGGTATGAAAA